TACTTCAACTCAGTCAACATGTATCTTCAGGCAAATGATTTAATCTTCACCGTAGATAATACAGGTGTTGGTCAATTCTATGTTGTAACTGTTGTTACATATGGCGCAACGGGTGTTGTAACCATTGCAGCATTTGGCGCAGTAGTTGGTATCGTTGGTAACGCTAATATTAACAACAACAGCATCAATGCTGCGAAGCTTGTTAATAACAGTATTACAGATGCGCAAATCACAGCAGGCGGTATCACCAATGCTTCATTGGCTGCGAATACTGTAACAAGTGCTGTAACGGCTGCAAACTTGATCCAGTTTGCAACAGGCACAATGACTGCTGCTCAGTTCTTAGGAATGGAAGCAGTGCCACATTTAATACTTGCAGCACAAGGCGCTAACACATTAATTCGCGTTCACGACTTCACTTTAGAGCTCGTATACGGAACGATGAACTTAGCGAATGGTGGCGCAGTAGGCCTTGAATACGGTGCAGGTGTAGCTCTTGCTAATACTGCTGCGTCTGCGACACAAGCAGCAGCAGGATTCACGGGTGCAGCTGCAAGCTCAGTATATGGGTTTGCTGGAGCACTTCCAGCCGCGTTGGCTGCCGCAACAACTGTTAATACAGGTATTTATATCTCTAATACAGTTGCGCCATTCATTACGGGTGACTCTACCTATAACTGGTACTTAAGTTACAGCGTATACGCAACAACCTAAGCTTGTCCCTAATTGAGGCGGTTATCCTATTGCCGCCTCTTTTTTTGAGGTGCTAAATGCCGCTAACGGAAGTTCAAATCATTTCTGGCGCACTCGCTAAATTAGGCAAGAAGCCTATAAGCGTTCTTGGCCAAGATGATATGAGCATAGTGGCACAACAAGCATTAGAGCAGATATTGCCAACACGGCTTGCTCAAAACTCGTGGCGATTTGCAACCCGAATCGTACAGCTCGCACAAAATGTGTTGGCGCCTCCCGTTAGTGACTGGCAGTACTCTTATCAGCTTCCAGGTGACTTTTTAAAGCATATTCGCATGTATCCCCAAAATTGGGCCTATGAGTTCTATAACAATGGTCTGATTTACTCAAACCTTAATGGTCCTATCTGGATGGAATATGTCTATCTGCCCCTGATTACGGCACTCCCTGATTGGTTCACGCAATACATAATTTGGGAAGTAGCCGCCCAACTTGCTCTATCTAGCGCACAGAATGCCCAATTTGCCCCTCTCTGCCTTGCTCAGCGAGATATAGAGCTAGCCAAAGCCATGGCAGCCGATGCGCAGAATAGACCACAAACACCACTGGCTTCTAGTCCTGTTATATCCAACCGTTTTGTTGGTACCTGGATTGGTGGCTAATGCCATATGTTAATCTTGACCAAAGCAACTTTACCAATGGCGTCCTAGACCCTAGAGCCTATGCCCGTACAGATTTTGAGAAATATTATCGCTCGCTTAAGCAAGCGCTAAATGCCTTAATCATCCCGCAAGGAGGGGTTCAGCGCAGATGGGGTACGAAATATGTTGATACTCTTAATGCCGCTCTTAATCCTATTGCTCATCCTGAATTTACTGAAATCAATACGCTAACCATTGATGATTCTTGTATCTATTTGTTGGTATGGGAAGCAGGGTTTGTTTTAATCTATCTTGAGAACATTCTGGTTGCGACAGTTGCGACACCTTATCTGGCTGAGGATATTCAAAACTTAAGATGGGCACAAGTGCAAGATAGGCTAATCGTTGCCAATCTAAACTTTAATCCCTATCAGCTTGTAAGAAGCGCTAATGCACCTGATGCAATTACTGCATTCTCTAATCCGAATTCTACACTGACACTAAATGTCGCGATAACTGCTAATCAAGTGTTGCCTGTAACATTTACAACGAGTGGCGCGTTACCTACAACATTACCGCAAATATATGCAGGTAGAACGTATTATATAAATTCATTGACGACAACGACGATTCAGATATTTTCAGATCCGGTAGATGCAGCCAACCTAACTAATGCATATGCAATCACAGCCCTTGGTAATAATAGCAATGTAGTTATTCAAAACACATGGGCATTTACAGCTATTACATTTATAGCCATTCCAGCTTATGACTTTAATGGCGGCTATAGCGCATTAACCTTTACGCCAAGCGCCACGAGCGGAAATGTTACATTAACTGCAAGTGGCAATATATTCTCAGCAGCATTCATTGGCGGCTTATACACGGGTAATGGCGGCATTATGCGCATTACAGGCTTTACCAATGCTACAACCGTCACAGGGTTCACAATACAGGCGTTCACGAATACGAATGCCATTATGGGCAGTTTCTCTTTCCTTGGAGAGCCAGCCTGGAGCGCAGCACGAGGCTATCCAACCACGGTATCTTTCTATCAGAACAGATTAGTGTTTGCAGGTAGTCCATCAATCCAGAATGGTGTGTGGCTAAGCGCTGTTAACGTGGCCTTTAACTTTGATGATTCAGAGACATTGGCTGATGATGCCATATCCTGGTACCCGGCGTCTGGCCAAACGAACTATGTAAGAGCTTTGACGTCTGGCAAGACTTTGACCGTTCATACCAATACGGGCAATTATTTTACCCCTTTTGCTAACGAAATTCCCCTAACACCGACTAATTTTGTGCTTATAGAGCAAAATAAGGATGGGGTCAGCACTTTGCAGCCTGTGTTCATTGACAATCAAATTATCTATGTTGACAAGTCTGGCAATAATGTAAAGAACATGACATGGGATATAGCTAAAAGCTCATATGTGTTAAATAACATATCTATTGCGTCAAGTTCTCTGATTGTGCAGCCCGTGGACATGACGGCCTTTACAGATCCAAATTTCACAGATGGCTACTATGTGCTCTTTGTGAATGGGGATGGAACGCTTGCGATATTCCAGACATTGAACGAACAGAACATTGCAGCCTGGACGAACGGGAATGCAACCGTTACTTATGACAATCTTACCTTTACTCAGACTGCGGGATATCAGCATGTCACTAGTTCTATTAATCGCGTATGGTTTATATGCCAGCGAACAAAGTATGTTGCAAGTGCGCCTGTTGCGATTACAGCATTTAATGCAGTTAACAATACATTGCAGGCAAACGGGCATGGAATACCTATAGGAGCTGCATCCCAAGTCGCATTTACAACAGCAGGTGCATTACCTACAACAGTGCCGCAAATAAATATCACACAATATTTTTGGGTAAATGCAACAGATGCTAATAACTTCGCAGTATATGGTAATGCATCGGATGCAGCCGCGCAAGTAAATCTTTATACAATTGTTAATGCAGGTAATAATTCAAATGTTTTATATCAAACGCCAACACCTTATCAAGCAATAGAAGAATTAGATTTTTTAAGTCAATCTGATGAGACCATCAAACAGTTGTCTGTAAACTCTGCAACAGTTAATAATCTTGGGCCATTGAACGGCAACTATGTGTCAGTTGTAGCAGATGGTGCAGCATTGGCAGCGGTGCAGGTATTTAATAATTCAGTGACATTGCCACAGATAGTGCAGAACGTGAATATAGGCATTCCATATATCACTACAATTCAATTATTACCTGTTGCCAATATTCCCGGGACACCTTCGAATCTTTATAAGACCAAGCATTATCGTGGACTTTATCTTAATTGTTATCAAACGCTTGGCGCAACTATCCAAGGGTTTCCTATAATTATACCAACGAAGATACCTCAGCAATTAGGGCAGCCCGTAACCGGGGTGTATGAATATGGAATTATGGAAGATTGGGATTATACCCAATTCGACATAACCATTCAGCAAGTGAACCCACTTCCTTTAACGTTGCTAGGTGTCTCATACATTGTGGAGTTAACCTAAATGGCATTTCCGTTACTTCTACTTGCAGCACAAGCCGCTGGCATCGGTGCTAACATCTATAGCAACAGAAAAGAGCAAAAGCATCTAAGGCAATCTGAGCGCATTCTAGGCGATTATGAATCGACATTAGGGCCATACGAGCAAGCTTTGGAGCGCAACAATCAGCAAGCATTAACTATCGCACGCGAAGGCTACGGCATAGCTGAAGAAACCTACAAGAACATTGAATCTGCCTATGGACTTGAAAAGAGCCTTGTTAATACGCGCATGGAGCAAGAGGGCCTAGCATACACTGAAGCAAGTCTAGCAAATAGTGAAGAGCTAAGAGAGGTCCTAGCATCCCAAAGAGCGATCGTAAGTGCACGCGGGCAAAGTGGCCAGGGTTCGGCACGGGCGATACAGGATGCCTCTCTCCATGGATACGGCGAGTCAGAACGTGCTCGGGCTGTGAGCCAAA